ACATATAGAGAATTCTTAGAAACAAAAATTGAGCTGGCTACAGACAGCGGGTTTGTTGTAAAGCCAGAAAAAGTAAATAAGGTATTGAAGCCACATCAGAGAGATGCTGTGATGTGGGCACTGAAAGGTGGCAGACGGGCATTGTTTGAGTCGTTCGGACTTGGAAAAACTGTGCAAGAATTGGAATTTTGCCACCTTGCAGCAGAACATAAAAAGGGTAGAGCTTTGATTGTGCTGCCACTTGGCGTAAAGCAGGAGTTTACACATGATGCTGTGAAAGTGCTCGGATACGAAAAGCCAGAATACTGCCGGACAATGGAAGAGGTGGAGCAGAGCACCAGTCAGATAGTGCTGACGAATTATGAGAGAGTCCGGGATGGAGACATCTGGCCGGAATACTTCGCAGCAACATCCTTGGATGAAGCCAGTGTTCTGCGGTCTTTCGGAAGCAAGACCTATCAGACCTTCCTTGATAAATTCAAGAGCGTACCGTATAAGCTGGTAGCCACGGCCACACCGTCACCGAACAAATATAAGGAGCTGATCCACTACGCCGGATATCTGGAAGTAATGGATACCGGGCAGGCATTGACCAGATTCTTCCAACGTGACAGCACAAAGGCAAACAATCTGACCTTATACCCGAACATGGAAGATGAATTTTGGTTATGGGTAAGCAGTTGGGCACTTTTTGTCACGAAACCTTCAGATCTCAATCCGGTATATTCCGATGAAGGATATGATCTGCCGCCACTTGATGTAAGATGGCATGAATTGCCGGTGCATTATGGCAATACTGCAGATCGTGACGGCCAGATGCAGTTATTTCAGGAAGCTGCCGAGGGATTGAAAGAAGCTGCGGCAGTTAAAAGAGAAAGCATTGACCGCCGTGCAACAGAAATGAAAAGGATTGTGGAAGAATCGCCGGATGATCATTTCTTGTTGTGGCACGATCTGGAGAATGAACGGCATGCGATCAAGAAAGTGCTGCCGGAAGTGGTGGATATCTACGGATCGATGGATTATGATCTGCGGGAACAGCGAGTAATTGATTTCTCGAATGGACGGACAAAATTATTTGCTACAAAGAAATCATTATCCGGGTCTGGATGCAACTTTCAAAGATATTGCCATAGAGAAATCTTCCTAGGGATCGACTATGAATTTAATGATTTCATTCAGGCGGTGCACCGGTGCTACAGATTTTTACAGAGTGAGCCGGTGGTGATTGACATCATCTACATGGAGAACGAGCGGCAGATCAAGGAAGCATTGCTGGAAAAATGGAAGAATCACAATCACATGGTTGCAAAGATGATCGAGATTGTAAAGAAGTATGGTCTTAACTCGGAAAATAAGACACAGCGGTTAGAAAGGAAGATGGGCGTGGAAGGCAGCAGAGAAGAGAGAACAGTGAGAGGAAACCATTATGAAGCGGTATATGGGGATTGCGTAGAGGAAACCCGAGAAATGGAAACAAACAGCATCGATCTGATACATACCTCGATCCCCTTCGGCAACCATTACGAATACAGTGCCAATTATAACGATTTCGGGCATAACCAGAACACGGACCGGTTCTTTGAACAGATGGATTTTCTCACACCGGAACTGCTCCGAGTCCTGAAGCCGGGTCGTGTGGCTGCAATTCATGTTAAGGACCGCGTACTGTTCGGAAATGCGACAGGAACCGGAATGCCTACAATCGAACCATTCCATGCGCTGTGCATTGAGCACTACATGAAGCATGGATTTCAATATTTCGGCATGATTACGGTCGTGACCGATGTGGTTCGTGAGAATAACCAGACATACCGCCTTGGCTGGACAGAGCAGTGCAAGGATGGTTCAAAGATGGGGGTAGGATGTCCGGAATATATCCTGCTTTTCCGAAAGCTGCCGACAGACAGATCGACGGCATACGCAGATGATCCGGTTAAAAAGTCAAAAGAGGATTACACCCGCGCACAATGGCAGATTGACGCACATGGTTATTGGAGATCATCGGGCGACAGACTGATTAGTAAGGAAGAACTTAAGGATTTTCCAGTTGATAGTTTACAGCAGGTGTACAGGGAGTACAGCCGCGGCAGCGTATATAACTATGAGGAACATGTGAAACTTGCGGAAGATCTGGACAATGACGGGAAGCTCCCGGCAACATTTATGGTAGTTGCTCCGGGATCGTGGAATCAGTTGGAAGTGTGGGATGATATCAATCGGATGCGTACCCTTAACACCACGCAGAGCCGCAGACGCGCTCAGATGCACGTATGCCCGTTACAGTTGGATATCGTGGAGAGAATCATCAACAGATATAGCAATGAGGGTGATACAGTCTATGATCCGTTTGGTGGTCTTATGACAGTTCCAATGACAGCGGTTAAGATGCACCGGAATGGTAAAGGATGCGAACTGAATCCGGATTACTTCCGGGATGGTGTCGGCTATTTGCAGGCAGCGGAGAATGAAGTGGACGAGCCGACATTGTTTGATTTTATGGAGATACCGTCATGAAAGAAGAAACGCCGGAGAAAAAAGTAAAGTCATATAGTGAGCAGATCCGGAAAGAAATAAGCCAATGGAAGGACATAAACCAGAACGGGTGTAATGATCCGTTCTGGACGGATGGCTGTAACATGAACCTGACACGGAACCATATCATTTATTATCAGTCAAAGATCCGTGAAATCTGCACAGAGAATCGGTTACCGCTGCCGGATGAATATTATCTTGCGGTTCCGCCGGAAGTCAATGCAAATTATATGGCAAATCTTAAGCAGAAACCACGGGTGGAAAGGTTACGCCAGACGGGGAGAATCATGACTGGATATGTCTATCAGTACGACGAGAACCAGATGAGTTTATTTTGAGCAGGCCGGACAGCTCCGGTTTGCCTAGAACGGAGGAATAAAAATGAAAGTAAACTGGGAAAAGAGTGTTTTTACAATATTACCGACAGTGATAATCGTGCCAAAGAAGTATGCCATTAAGAAAAGAACTTATGTGGCTTTCGCCTGGCTATATTGGTGGATTGACCTGATGGAGTAGAGCAAATCGGCTATAGCTCCGCCAGCAGTAATGCGGCGGGGCGGAAAGAGAGGATAAATAGATGGAGAAATTTTTTACAATTAACAAAGACAGTGATTTTTATAAAGAATATGTACAGTATCAGAAAGATGTAAAAGCGAATGCGCAGGCATTTAAGAAATTTTCGGAGGAACACGGGATTGAGTCGACGCAATATATTCCAGACGATAGAGCGGTAATAATTATTCCAACTGAAAATGATTTGCAGAAATTTCAGGGTATGTTTACAAAAAATAAATTGTATTACGAAAACGGTGTTAGACGTTTCAGAGCAAACTGTCAAATTACCAAGGATTGGCTTGAGATTGCAAAGACGGTACCAAAGCCGAAAAAACCGGATTACTTCTGCTACGGAATGAGATTTTGTGGGAAATATAGCACAAGGTGCTTTATGATCGGCGATGTTTTATATGGTTCGGCGGAGAATGTAGAAGTAAAGCTACTCGACTTTATGACAGAAATTAAAGCGAGCGAGTTTTATAAGGCAATCGAGGAAGAAGAGAGCAGAGAAAAGGAGCAGTTATGAAAAAGAAAATTTTAGCAGCAATTTTAACAGCAACACTCTTGATCGCCGGATGCAGTGACATGGCAAACGTCAGCGCAGGGTAGGATAATACGATGGTATTGGTAGAAGGTTGGCGGGATTACGGTATCTATGCGGACAAAGACACAGGCGTCATGTATCTAGTGTATCAGCGGAATGGTACCGGATGTACCGTTATGCTCAATGCAGACGGGACACCGAAGATCTGGCAGGGAGAGGAATAAAAATAAAATTGTAGTACATTGACAATTGAATATTGACGGTTGTAGTGATATAATTTTCTCATCATAAAAAGGGGGGATGAAATTATGGAAAAACCAAAATGTAGCGATATGGGGAAGGTAATTAGAGAATGGGAAACAGGAGATTCCGAATGCAATGCTTACAGCGAACAATATGAGTGCGGCGCTGTATACAATAATAATTACATGGACATTGTGGGAAATCGGGATCATGATTGTTTCTGGGATTGCCGCCATTGCCAAAAAGGAAGAATTTAAAATGGACAACACTTTACCAACCGTCAAATTCGATGGTTGGTATTTTTTTTCGCAAAAATTGAAAGGGGGAATGCCTGTGGACGAAAAGGAAGTATTTGAAATCTGTAACCAAGTAGACAGCTTCATCGCGGAATATCTGACGGAATCCATCGTAAAGGGAACTTCGTATGACATGCTGGAAGCACACCACGGCATTATCCCGATCAGTAGAAATTGCTTTTACCGGAGGCGGCGGATTGTGAGAAAGATTATGGAGAAGCGGATGGGGCGGATCGTGGAAGAGAAGAATGGGCAGTTGAGGATGGTGTGGTAGAAATGCTTTATATTGTATGACTAAAATGCTATAATTATAATGTATAATTGCATAGAGAGGGTGGTCCAGAAGTGGACGATATTTTAAAATGAGTAGAGGTGAATTAAATGAATATTCTCATACCAATTGTGAAAAATTCTTACGAAATGAGTGATACCATAAAAGCCGCATTAATATCAGCTATGATTCCCGCTTTGATTTCTATTATTGGATTCATTGCAACTAATAGATCTGTAAAAAGAGATTTTAAGAATGAGAGCTTAAAGCAAAGGAACGAAATCGCTTTGAATAAAATGGCAACAATGCCAATGCGTATATTAGAATTGTTGGGAACAATTATTGAAACAGGAGGTCAAAACGAAGAATTAGCAAAAGAATTCGATGGTTTTATGAATGAAGTGTATGCATATGGATCTGAAAATGCAATAGCGCTTATTTCCAAGATACAAAAGGATAATATGTTTTTTGGCGATAATGTCGCTGATAGGAATTTGTATGAATTAATTGCTATGTATATACTGTTAGCCACACAGATAAAATATGATGTTACAGGAATAATCGTTAGTCCGGAAAAGTGGTATGAAATGAGGATGAACGATTATGAAATTAACAGGGAGAAGATGCGATTAGCCAACAATAATGTTGTAAAGATGTTTGAATTAAATAAGCGATTTTACATAAAGAAAATTCGATGATATGATAAGATATTGGAAAGAGAGGTTATCTTTAGTGAGACCTCTCTTTTTTATGCCCTAAATTGGTACAAATCCACTGAATGCCAATGGTAAAATTACTATAGAACAGTAATTGAACAGGGAGGGAGAAGCGTGGAAAAAGAAAACGAACTGAAAAAGGAGTATCTGCGATCATATACACCAGCGGTCAGCGCCGCGCGCCGGATAGAGGAAGAAATTGAGCAGTTAAGAGCAGATAAGATGGCACCGGCACTTGTCATGGATGATATGCCACATGCCCATGATCAGAAAGATCTCTCTGACTACGCTGCAAAGCTGGACGAGTTGGAGAGGAAACTTATTAAAGCACGGTATGAGCGCATAGATCTATATGCAGATATATTCGCAGATATTGAGCGTTTAGAGGATGAGACAGAAAAGGCAGTATTGACATACAGATACCTTCGGAGACAAAGTTGGGAAGAAATCTGTGTAAAGCTTGGATATCAGTGGGCGCAGGTTCACCGAATTCATGCCAGGGCATTGAAACATTTCAATCCGACGGGTGGATATTATGAGATTTTGATCAAAAAAATGAAAGATGATACACAATGATACACTTATCTGTGGTATGATTGTAGCGTGAAAGAGCGTAAGAGGAAATGATTCCCCTTGCGCTTTTTTCGTCTTTTGACTACTGGGGCATCATGAAACACAGGGGTGTCCCACTTCTCCCTATAAAAGAAACAGGCAGGTGATACTATTGGCAAGGAGTCCGAACCAAAAGGCAGAGAAAGCCCGAGAACTGTATAAGGGTGGAATGAAGCTGGTTGAGATTGCAAGTCAACTAGAGGTTCCTGCCGGGACAGTTCGGAGATGGAAAAGTACATACCATTGGGATAGCGAGCAACAAAACGAGCGTTCGGAAAAGAAAAGCGAACGTTCGGAAAGCAAAAAGAACGTTACGGACAAGGCTGTAGCTGATGAAGTCAAGCAGGTAATACAGAATACCGAATTGACCGATAAGCAACAGCTTTTTTGCATACATTACATCCGATGCTTCAATGCTACCAAGGCATACCAGAAAGCGTACGGTGTTGATTATGCGACTGCAGCATCCATAGGCTATCGTTTGTTGGAGAAAGATGGAGTAAAACAGGAAATCCATAGGTTGAAACAGGACCGTCTCAACAGAGAGTTCCTGAGTGAATCCGATGTATTCCAGAAGTACATGGACATTGCTTTTGCAGATGTGACTGACTTTGTAGAGTTTGGAAATGAGGATGTGGATGTGATCCTGGACACAGGAGAGCGAAAGACCATCACAGTAAGCCATGTCAATATCAAGAATGATGCGGACGTGGACGGAACGATCATTTCCGAAGTATCCAAGGGTAAGGACGGCGTAAAGGTAAAACTTGCTGACCGAATGAAAGCCTTGCAGTGGCTTACGGATCATATGGATCTTGCGACTGACAAGCAGAAAGCAGAGATTGCATTACTGAAAGCCAAGGTACAGACAGACGATGGCGAGGAGATTGCAGACGATGGGTTCCTTGATGCTCTGAACGGCACAGCTGCGGAGGACTGGGGCGATGAAGAGAATCAGTAAGATTAAGCGGATTTTCAAGTTCAAGCCATTTTCAAAGAAGCAGCGCAAAGTATTGAACTGGTGGTGCGAGGATTCTCCTGTTAAAGATAAGGATGGCATTATCGCCGATGGTGCTATCCGGTCCGGAAAGACAGTGAGCATGTCACTTTCGTTTGTTATGTGGGCGATGAACTCATTTGACGGCGAAAATTTCGGTATGTGTGGTAAGACAATTGGCTCTTTCCGTAGAAATGTACTATTTTGGCTTAAGCTGATGCTCCGTAGCCGCGGTTATACCGTGGCAGATCACAGAGCTGACAATTTGGTCATTGTTTCCCGAGGCGGCGTGACCAATTATTTCTATATATTTGGTGGCAAAGACGAACGATCGCAGGATCTCATTCAAGGTATTACCTTGGCTGGGGTCTTTTTTGATGAAGTTGCGCTGATGCCGGAAAGCTTCGTGAACCAGGCAACCGGACGATGTTCTGTTGACGGTTCAAAATATTGGTTCAATTGCAACCCAGATGGACCATATCATTGGTTCAAGACCGGATGGATTGATAAGCGAGAAGAAAAGCATCTGTTGTATCTGCATTTTACGATGGATGACAACCTAAGCCTGTCGGAGAAAATCAAAGAACGATATCGAAGTATGTACACCGGTGTATTCTATCGCCGGTACATTCTTGGTTTATGGGCGATGGCAGAGGGCATCATCTATGATATGTTCGACACTGCCAAGCATGTGCTTTCCAGTCTGAATAATCTGGTCAATGCGAACTATTATGTGTCGTGTGACTATGGTACGCAGAATGCAACTGTATTCCTGTTGTGGTGTAAAGAGCGCTCCGGGCGATGGGTATGCTGTCGCGAGTATTATTATTCCGGCCGTGATGAAGAAAGGCAGAAAACGGATAGCGAGTATGCGGATGATCTGGAACAATGGCTTGCCGGGATAAAACCGGTAAAGATCATCATTGACCCGTCCGCAGCATCGTTCATAGCAGAATTGAAAAAGCGTGGCTATGTCATCAAGAAAGCAAAAAATGATGTATTGGACGGCATCCGGTTTGTGGCATCGTTGCTAAATGAAGGTAAGATTGCAATTAGTGACCAGTGCCCGAATACAATCATGGAATTTGGATCATACATGTGGGATCAGAAGGCATCGGAGCATGGTGAGGACAAACCGGTGAAACAGCACGATCATGCAATGGATGCACTGCGGTACTTCTGCTATACAATTATTCGCAAGCCGGGAAGCATCGGTATTTTGAAGTGAGGTAACAATGGATATTGATACAATGAAACAACTGATAAAAAAATATGAACCCGGCCATGCGGCATTTGTGACGCGTGCGGATATAGCAGAACGTTATTACCGCAATGAGACGGACATCCTGTTCCGGGACAAACCCAAAGACAAGGAAAAAGAGGAAGCAGACAATCCGCTGCGCAATGCAGACAACCGGATTCCCCGGAACTTCCATGGTCTGATCGTAAACCAGAAAGCATCCTATGCTTTTACTGCACCGCCGCTGTTCGATGTAGGCAGTATGGCGAGCAATAAGCGCATCACGGAAACCTTGGGTGATGAGTATGCCAAGAATTGCATGGAATTGTGTGTGAATGCTGCCAATACTTCCATCGGCTGGGTGCATTACTGGCAGGGCGATAATGGTTTTGAATGGGCAGTTGTTCCGTCTGAGCAGATCATCCCGGTGTTTGACCGTAGTCTTAAACGCAGGCTGATCGGACTAATGAGGGTGTACCCGGACATTGACGATGCGACAGGTGACAATTATACCGTGTACGAATACTGGACGGATGCGGAGTGCCAGGCATTCCGGCGGAGAACCGGGGATGAATTGGATCTTTTGACATATTATGATATGTTCATAGATCCAGAAAGTGGCGAGATGGTAGCGGATTACCGACATGATTTCGGAGAAGTGCCATTCATCCCATTTTACAACAACAATATCCATACAGATGATTTGCGCAACATTAAGCCGCTGATAGACGTATATGATAAAGTCTACAGCGGCTTTATCAATGATCTGGATGATATACAGGAATTAATTTTTGTGCTGTCTGGATATGGCGGTGAAGATCTGAATGGATTCCTATCTGATTTAAAAAAGTACAAGACCATTAAGGTAGATGGGGATGAGGGCGGTGCGGTGTCTACGCTGAACATTGAAATTCCGATTGAAGCCCGGAACAGTGTACTGGATGCAACTAGAAAGGCAATCTTCGAGCAGGGACAAGGCTTTGACCCGCAGCCGGAGAACTTTGGTAATCAGTCTGGTGAAGCGCTGAAATTCATGTATTCGCTCTTGGAAATGAAAACTGGATTGATGGAAACAGAGTTCCGACTTGGCTTTGCTCGGCTGGTGCGTGCAATCTGCAAAGCGCTTGGCATTCAGTGCGGTACGATCATCCAGACATGGACCCGTACCTGTATCAAGAATGATACGGAGCAGGCGCAGATTTGCAAGGATTCCGTAGGAATTGTAAGTAAAAAGACGATTCTGAAAAATCATCCGCTTGTGGAAGATGCAGATGAAGAATTGAAGCAGATCGAAAAAGAAGAAAAAGAAGCGCAGGAAAAGGCTGATCTGTATTCTGGAGCATTTACGAATCAAAATAATACGGATGACAAGCAGGACAACCATGAAGATAATATGGGGCAGGATAAATGAAAAATGGTGTATATTGGAAAAAGCGTTTCAAACAGATAGAGGAATCCCAGCATCAGCAAGGCTTGCAGTGCTACGCAGACATTGAAAAACAATATCTTTCGGCACAACGTCAGATAGAAGCGAAAATTAATGCCTGGTATCAGCGTTTTGCAGATAACAATGAAATTTCTTTGGTAGAAGCACGCCGGCTACTAAATTCCAGTGAATTGGATGAACTGAAATGGGATGTCGAGCAGTACATACGGTACGGAAAAGAAAATGCTATCAATGGTCAGTGGATAAAGGAACTAGAAAATGCTTCTGCAAAAGTACACATCAATCGGCTGGAAGCATTGAAACTTCAGATGCAGCAGTCACTGGAAGTAATGTTTGGTAATCAGCTGGACAGTGTGGATTCTGCAATTCGTGATGTATATCAATCGGGGTTTCTTCATACTGCTTATGAGATCCAGAAGGGGATTGGAACTGGATGGAGTTTTGCATCTCCGAATGACCGGTTGATTGATACAGTGGTCCATAAGCCTTGGGCGGCAGACGGGCAAACGTTTACAGACCGGATCTGGACGAACAAACAGAAGCTGGTCAATGAATTGAACACCACCATGGTACAGAACATAATTACCGGGGCTGATCCGCAGAAGACGATTGATGCCCTGGCACGGAAGATGAATGTATCAAAACAGAACGCGGGCCGCTTGGTTATGACAGAACAGGCGGCTTTTTCCAATGCAGCGCAAAAGGATTGTTTTGCAGAACTTGGGGTGGAACAGTTTGAAATATTGGAAACATTAGATAGTTTTACATGCAGCCTTTGTGGTTCTATGGACGGGCAGCATTTCCCTATGAGTCAGTATGAAATTGGTGTGACAGCTCCGCCGTTCCATCCGAACTGCCGTGGGTGTACCTGCCCATACTTTGAAGATGATTTTGGAGTGCCGGGAGAACGTGCAGCGCGTGGTGAAGATGGAAAAACATATTATGTACCAGGCAATATGACATATGAAGAGTGGAAATCCTCTTTTGCAGATGGTAACAATGCAGCGAAAGACCGGTTGGGGATTATCACAAACAATAATAAAAGCAACCCGAACTATTATGATTTTAAGGGTAAAAATGTGGATACGGTCGAGTCGGAAATCTGCAAGTTCGACCATGAGGTTGGAGTTATATTTGACAATGGGAAAGCGGTAAATTGCCAGTTGGGAAATGAGGATACTATAGAATTTACGAAGTATCAGCTTAAAATGATGAAAGGAAAAGATGTTACTCATAATCATCCATTGAGTACGCCGCCGTCCCCAGAAGATCTGTATCTGCTGGTAAATTATAAAGTCAAAAGTTTCAGAACCTGTGGGGAAAACGGTACATATGTGTTAGAATATAATGAACAGGTAGAAAAACTTCCAGATTTCAAGACATTTAGTGATACATATGACGAAATTATATATGAATTACAAGATAAATATTATGATGAAGTGAAACATGGAATGAAACAAGAGGATGCGATCATATTACTTGGAGAGGCTGCTTGGGAAAGATTGTATGAACTATATAATGTCAAACCTAGATTTGAAAGGCGGTAATTGTCATGAGCAAATATAAACCATATGAAATAGATAGATATAAGCTGAATCTGTTTTGCGTATGTTTGAACTGCAGTAAATACAGAGGCTCAAGAAACGATTTTTCAAAATATTGTGATGCTTATCCCAAAAATCTTCCATCTGAAATTTGGAATGGAAAAAATGTAAAATGTCCGCATTTTGAAGAAAAGCAGGGGTGATAGTATGGTGAAACTTATAAAAACATTAGATGTTCAAAACGCATCATTGAATGTGATCACAGCTGGCAGACGGTTGCCACTTGCACAATTTACCGGGAAAATCGAAATTACAGAACACCAGAGTATGACACCTGTTCTTGGTAGAAGGTGTAAAGGAGAAAAGAAAATCTATGCATCATTCATTTTATGTCAGAATATTGAATATCAGACAGATGATGAGTTTAATGCAGGAAAAGTATATGAAGCAGTTGGAGATGTGCAGGGGGAGCAGTCTTGTGAAAGACTGATTTTCTCAGGACTTCGTTTTGAAGATATAGATCCGTTGAAAGGAACTGTGACACTTGAAGTGACAGATCTGGAACTGATCCGGAAAATGATAGAAATGTAAAATTGAAAGTTACCACCAGTCAGAAATGATATGGTGGTATTTTCATACCCAAAATCAATAATAACAGGGCAACCGGAAATCTATGAACCGAACAGCGCAGAGGTGACGCTAAGTAAGTTTCTCCGGCAGTCCTGTTTTTATATTGTCCGAAAGCCTTATGACATGAAAACTGCCGGCAGAAACCCGTATCAGGGAAATATTGATAAGCGTGGCTGCAAATAAAGCCAGAAAGGAAGTAACCCATGAAGTTAGAAGAATTGTTAGGAGAAGAACTGTATAAACAGGTCAAAGAGAAAATTGATGCGGCAAATGCGAATGAATCGGACAAGTTAAAGCATATTAGGTATGCAGATCTGTCAGAGGGCGAGTATGTCAGCAAAGGCAAGTATGATACCGCCGTGGCAGAAAAAGAGAATCTTGCCGGTCAGATCAAAACGCTTAATACTACGATCGGAGATCTGAAAAAGAACAATGCAGACAATGAGACATTACAGAACACCATTGCGGATCTGCAGACGAAGTTAAAAGATCAGCAGACAGCCAATGAGAAGATCTCAAAGACCTATGCGCTGAAAGAATCCCTCACAAAACAGGGAGTGCTTGATCCGGACTATCTGATCTACAAAGCAGGTGGGCTTGATAAGTTTATGTTTGACAAAGAGGGCAAGCCGGTCGGTGTAGAGGAAGCGGTAAAGCCATATAAGGAAGATAAAGCGATGGTACATTTGTTCAAACAGGAGCAGAAACCGCCGTATCATCCGCAGGGTGGCACAGGTGGTACCGGTGCTGTAAATCCATTTGCAAAAGATACCTTCAATCTGACAAAACAGGGTGAACTTTTAAAATCTAATCCGGAACAGGCAAAGGCAATGGCCGCAGCCGCCGGAGTGACAATTTAAGAAAGAGAGGAAAATGATTTATGGCAATTACAAAAATTGCAGATGTGATTGTACCGGAGCTGTTTAACCGGTATGTAATCAACAGAACAATGGAGCTGTCCGCGTTTTTTAAGAGTGGAATCGTGGTAAACAGCCCGGAATTTGACACACTGGCAAGTGAAGCGGCCAGAACACACAATATGCCATTCTTTGAAGATCTGAATGGAGAATCGGAGCCAACACTTGAGGATGTGAAGATGACACCGGCAAAGATCGGTTCTAACAAAGATGTATCCACCACAATTCTTAGACAGAAGATGTGGGCTGCTACAAATCTTTCCGCGGCATTGGCTGGAGTTGATCCAATGAAAGCAATCGGTGATCTGGTAGCTGGTTACTGGGCGAGAGATATGCAGAAAGAGTTGATCGCGATCCTGTCCGGTGTGTTTGGAACCACTACCGCAGGAGATAGTGGAACACCGGCGGCAGAGACCAGAATGGCGGATCATATCCTTGATCTGACTATTGGAAAGACGGATGCCGCAAAGCAGATCAGTGCATCTGCATTTATCGATGCGTGCCAGCTTCTTGGTGATGCACAGGCGCAGTTATCCGGCGTAGCAATGCACTCTGCGACCAAGTCTTATCTGAAAAAACTGAACCTGATTGAGACCGAGCGTGATTCTACAGATGTTGAGTTTGACACCTACCAGGGCAGACGTGTGACCGTGGATGATGGTTGCCCGGTGGATGCTAAAAATGGTGTGTATACCACATATCTGTTTGGAAATGGAGCAATCGCATATGGAAATGGTTCTCCGGTCGGTCATGTAGCAACAGAGGTTGATCGCGACAAACAGACCGGTGGTGGTATTGATTATCTGATTAACCGTAGGGCGTTTATCCTGCATCCGAGAGGAATCGCATACACCGGAGCAAAGCGTGAACATGTGGAGACACCAACAAGAGCAGAGCTTGCAATGGCAGAGAACTGGAATCCGGTATACGAGCCAAAGCAGCTTAGAATCGTAGCGATCAAGCACAAGATCGGGTAGCCTATGGAGCTGGCAAAGTTAAAAGTACTACTTGGAATTGAGGGTGATTCTAAGGATGTGGTGCTTGAATTTGTCATTGCAGATGTGGAAGAAATCATTAAGAACTACTGTCATGTGAAGGAAATGCCGGATGGGTTGCAAAACACCGGCTACCGCATGGCAATGGATCTGTATCGGAATGAGAATATTGGAAGTGAGACGGGAGCTGTTGGTTCTGTCTCCTCAATTTCCGAGGGCGATACTTCTACATCATTCCGTCAGTATGTGGATGATAATTTCAAGAATACAGTGCTGAAAAATTATAAATCTTCATTGAACCGATACAGAAAGGTGGCATGGAAATGATCGCGGATGCAATCAAACAGGCACAGGCACTTGCAAGGGAAGCGCAGGAAGCCACATATGATGGCAGATGTACGGTTATGGAGCATCAGAAATTGAAAGATCCAAAAACCAGAATTACAACAGAAAAAGATGTGGTGGTATTGGAAGATGAACCATGCCGCTTATCATATTCCAGTGTCAGTGCAGTGGATCAGACGGAATCAGCAGCAAAGACCGTACAGGTCACAAAGCTGTTTTTATCTCCGGACGTTCAGATCAAGCCTGGGGCAAAGATCACAGTAACACAGGCTGGAAGAACACGGACGTATGAATGCGGCAGTGTGGCAGCAGTATATCCGACGCATCAGGAGATTGTGTTGCAATTATCAGAGAGGTATGCATGATGGGAATGGGAAGCGTGGATATGCGGGAGTTGGTAAAGCTTCAGGAGAATCTTAAAAAACTAGCGGATGAAGCAAAACGGCAGCAGTTCTGTGAAGCTTGTGCCAAAGAGCTTGCTGCCAGATTGCTCAGATATGTTATTAAGCGAACTCCGGTAGGCGATTATTCAGGTATTTCTTATACTTGTGAAACAGGAATTATCCATAAAGGAAATAAAGTTGCAGGAAAGCAAGGCGGTACATTGCGAAGAGGATGGACTGCTGGAAGTAAGAACGTGAAGCAGGCCATTGATGGTCTTAACGTTACAAAAAGTGGTGATGTATATACAATTGAAATTACGAATCCGGTTGAATATGCTTCTTATGTTGAGTATGGACATGTAACCACAAATCGTAAAGGATGGGTGCGAGGGCATTTTATGATGACAATCTCCGAAAACGAGATTCGTAAAATCGCCCCACAATTGCTTGAAAAGAGGTTTGCAGAGTTCTTTGGAGGTGCATTTAATGCTTAACAACGTGATAGCCGGGATAGCAATTGCCCTGAACGAAGAGTTTGGGGATGATTATGAAATTTATACAGAGGAAATAAAGCAGGACTTGAAAGAGCCTTGCTTTTTTATTACCCTCTTAAATCCATCCAAGACAGATTTCCCATCCAAACGGTATTTGATGGACAATCCATTTTGTATACAGTATTTCCCGGAATCGGAGGACAATCCGAATAGTGAATGCCGCGATGTAGCTGATCGTATGTTATGGGCGTTAGAGAATACTACGCCTTTGGATGCAGACAGGCCGATACGAGGGACGGACATGCATCATGAGATTACAGACGGAGTGCTGAATTTCTTTGTAAATTACAATTATTTCGTCCGCAAGGTAGAGACTCCGGCTCCTCTTATGGAAACTATGACAACAATATTACATTTGAAAGGATAGGTGCGATATGGGTGAAACAAATACAGAAGTAAAACCACAGGTATTTGTGGATGTATTTACAAAGCAGCAGCTGGCAGAATCCAAACGCTATAAGAAAAAGCGGGATCTGTTGGAGGCGTTGTTGGAAAACGGAAAGACTTATACGATCGCGCAGGTGGATAAGATCATCGGCGATTATCTGAAGAAAGAGGTGAGATAAATGCCATTTGGCGGAGGAACATGGGTAACCCAGAACAAAGTAATCCCAGGTGCGTATATCAATGTCGTGAGCGCAGGGATTGCATCCGCGGCACTGTCGGATCGTGGTATTGCAACAATGCCGCTGGAACTTGACTGGGGACCGGATGATACGGTTTTTAAGGTTACTACAGCGGATATGCAGAAGTATTC